CCAAAGATGACAGCCTCCACCCACTGGGTGGGTTTCTTGCCGTCGATCTTTCGGCCGTAGTCACACGCGAGTGTCAGCGCGACAACAGGCGTTGGGTTCTGGCCGCTGGTGTAGCGCAGCTCAGCGTCACGGCCAATGCGGCCGACGTCGGTAAGTGTTGGCATGGGGGTTCCTTAAGCGGCAATGCCGAGCACGCGGTTCATGCGCTCGTCGAGGATTTCGTAGAAGGTTTTGACCCGTTCGCTCATCTTGCGAATCATCACCTCGTCGCGGTAGGCGCGTTTCACGAACAGCTTCATGCCCGGCCAGTAGCTGACAAAGTCGATCCATTCGCGATCCGAAACCCACAAACCACCCTGGCACTGTGCGACGTGTTCCTTTGGAATTTCGCCGGAGAGGATCACCTCGACCTGAAATTTCGGCAGTTTGGTTTTGATCTCGCAAAGCCCATCCTCGCCAATAAGTGAGTCAGGCGAGTAGCCGATTCCATGGTTTAGGATGATCCCAACCTGGTTGGTGATGACGTCCACCTGCGACTGGTACAGGCCGCGGGCCACGCCTTCATACTCATGGCCGCGCTCGGTGTGCCGGTTGCCTTGGAACGGATCCGCTGCTTCGCCGGTGATGCGCTCACCGATTAACGTGTTCATGTAGGTGAATGCGCCGGTGCCGAAACCTGCTTCGCCTTTGCCGTTGACCAAGAGGCTGTCTAGCTCCGAGCAGGTCACGATGCCCAGGCGCAGATCGAGCCATTCTTGGGTCCCTTGCTCCACGTTACTGATGATTTGCATCGTCTTGCCCCTCGGTGATTTTGGTGTTTTGTGCTGCCGACTTCGTGAGCATCGCCAGCACCTGGTCGAACACGGATTTTTCGACAGCGGTCGGCGAGCCGTGAATTCCTGCAAACGCTGACTTCGCTTTGTCGCTGCACTTTTCCAGCAGCATCGCGATTTGTGCGGCCTGAGCGGATGTCACACGCGGCGTTACCTGCGCGGCCGGGCCATTGCCGTCATCGTCTTCGCCGGTAGTGGTGATGTTCAGCAGCAGGCCTGCGGTGTACCGCTTGCCGTAGCTGACGCTGGAGGCGACTGCCTGGACGCCGTTCTTGCTGCCCGATGCGTCAACGGGCAGAACGATTGATGTCACTTCTCGGTGTCCGGCGCGGTGGCTCAACACGCCTTCGACCTCAATGCCGCGCTCGTTGCGAGGGGTGCGGAATGTGATGGCAAAGCCGTACTTGGCCATCACCGGCTTGATCATTTCGTTGACGTCTTCCCAGAGCGCGTAGGTGCTCTGGATGCGGCCGCTCTTGTCCTTGATGCCGCCCCGTTCACCGATGACCGGCATCTCTTCCTGCAATTGGGCCAGAGCATCGTCGTACTGCTGTTTGGCCTGCTGCGCCTGGAAGCGTTCGTGCATCGCCATCAGGCGTTCCATCTTGTCGATGTCCGCGTCTGGTGACATGGCCACCTGCTGAATGATCGACATGATCGTCGCGGATTCGGTTTGTAAGGCCGGCAAGCGCTCGACCTTCTCTGTCACTGCAAGATTGCTCATGGCGACCTCAGTACTTGATGGACATTGCAGGGATGAGGTTGCTCGCGACGAGCTTTACAGCGAGGCGAGCGCAGTCCTCGGTCATGCCGTGTTGCATGAATGCTTCTTTGGCAGCTTTGTAGATCGCGCCCTTGTGAGCCTTGTCAGCTTCACGCAGCTTTTCTTGGCGCAGGATCTCGTCCGCTGCTGCGTCAGCCCGGGCTTTTTCATCCAGGCGGGCCTGCTCAACGGCTTGTTTCTGGTTTTCCACGGCAGCCAAGCGATCACGTTCAGCCTTCTGATCTGCCTCGATCTTCTCGCGCTTCGCCTGTTCGGCGCGGCGTTCAGCATCGGCGGCCTGTAGCTTCAGATCGTTTTCGCGCTTCTCGGCGGCTGCCTGTTCGTCACGGACACGCTGAGCTTCGGCATCACGCTCACGCTGGGCCTTTTCCTCCGCTTCCCGTGTGGCGCGCTCGGCGGCTTCACGGGCAATGCGATCCTCGTTGTCCTGCTTGTCGCGGGCTTCCTTCTCTGCTCGCAGTCGGGCCAGTTCGAGTTGCTCGGCTTCGTATTGCTGGCGGGCGGTGAGGGCGGCGCGCAGTACTCCGAGGGCTTTATCCTTGGCACGGGCTGCCTCGGCCTCGAACTCTTCCCAGATATCGCCTAGGGCGATTGCTTCAAGCTGAACGAGTCGGTCTGCCAGGTCTTCTGCGGTGATACCGTCCAAGTCCATTGACTGAAACCGGATCCGCTCGATCGCTGCGTTGTGCTGGTCGACCCGAGCATCCTCGGCGGCCTGCCATTCGTTCAACGGCCGACGGACTTCTTCCTGCCAAGCTTCCAATGTGTCCCGAACACGTTTGCGCTCAGCGTCGATTTTTTTCGGCACTTCCTTCAAGTCGGCGACCAGCTTCTTGCCTACATCATCGAGGGCCGTCTTGGAACGGGCGACTGCGTAAGCCAACGAAGCGATCGCTTCGCGGCCCTTGCGAGTGCTGATGTCCGGCGTGAAGCCGTCGATCTTGGAGCGGATCACCTGGAGCCAAGGCTCAAGGCCTTTTTCTGTGCTGTAGACGGCCAGGGCGGTTTCTTGTGGCGGCACAACGGCCAGTTCGGTATTTGCGGACACGACAGAATCCTTGCCGCGATGTACGCAGCGTTTGAAGGCGAAAAATGATGGAGGGTTACTGAGTAACGCGGTCAGCTAAAGCGCTGAGCAGCATCAGGAAGAGGAGGGCGGAGACGGCGATCGCACAGCCGCGAAAAAGAACGGTACGTTTAGCGCGCTGGTATCTGGTCATTTCAGCGTATCCGGAATACGAAACCAGTGAGTAATCCTTGTGTGGCAAGTATCGCCGTCGATGTACTCCCACGGCTTTTGGTCGCGGTCCTTTCGAATTGCCATAAATGGAGAATAGCTCGTCTTTCCTACCTGGCAGACGAGGACTGCCTTGTTCGGAGCTGGCAGGCTGTCCTCTACCCTGATCCACTCACTCATGCCCGAACCTCGTACGCCAAAGTCCATTCACCGCACAGGCAGGCACGCCGGCTCCAAGCCTTCGGGTTTTCGATGTGAGCTCGCTCAGCTGCTTGCATGGCTTCCCACATTGTCGGCCCCTTGAACACCATCAGCAGGCGGTCGCTCGGCACGGCCAAATGCTCAGGCAGCTCGTCTAGCTGTTCGTCAATCAAGCTTTTCACGATTGGCGCGGTCATGCGAACTCCTTACGCTGCCTGCAATGCTTCAGTAGGCGCTGGCAGTAGTGGCTGAATTCTTCGAGGGTGATCAGCTGGTCGGTCATCAGGTTGGTGATGATCTGCTGCACCAGGATGCTGTTGCCGGGTGGGCTGTCTGGATGCTCAAGGCTGTCCAACGCTTCGTCGATCAATATGTGCGGACTCACAGGTCGCTCTCCACATCGTCCTCGTCTTCTTCGCGCTGGGCCGCTGTCGCATCGGCGGCATGTGGTCGTAGCAGATCAGCGGCTATCTCCTCCAGCCGTTCGATCAGCCGATCACTGCCAAGTAGGTACTTGGCATGGGTTCGACAGTCGCTGCCACTGCCGACGGCTGAGCTGATGACGAGCCTGGCAAGAGAGTCGCGATCATCCAGCCCGTCGATCTGGCGCTGGTTCAGGTACAGCTGCAAGTGAGTGGCGTATTCCGCCGTGGTCACCTTTTGCACCGTTCCAAACCGACGCTTCCACATTACGTCCGAGCCACACACCAACTGCTCGGCGGCGCTTTCCAGCCATTCGCGCTGCTCATCTAGCTCACTCTCCGCCGGAGGCAACTGCGCGTCGTAGTTGAACTGACAAATCTTCAGTTCTGCGTTCATGGTCGCCTCCAGATGGCGGATGTTGATCCAACAAAACTCGGCTGCACTCATCCATTCCGCTGGTTGCCGTTGGGCGCGGAGGGGAGTGCATGCGGGTGGTGTTGGGGGAGGGGGTGATGTTTGTTCAGCGTTGGTTTTGGCTTGTGGGTTTGATGTATCTCACCAGTGAATCATTGAGCCGGCTCACGGTCATATCGCCGACCTTTGCTTTTAGGACGTTCAAATGAAGCGTGCAGTAATAATGTTCATGGCCATTTCAGGCTCTCTCCTGCTGGGAGGCTGCGGGCCTCACTGGGACGATGGAGAAAGGTACGGTCGTGATCGGGGTTATGATCATGGTCGTGGATACGACCGAGGGTATGACGATGACCGAGGACACTACCGCAGATATGATCGTCGCGACAATGATCAAGGGTATGAGCGCAATCACGATCGCGATCGTGACGATAGAGACGAC